GTCGTCCTGTTTGGATTCCACTCAATGCTTATGGACCTTGCTGGCGCTGGATGCAGAATCGTGATGACTCACCTTGGTATACTACTGCTCGACTGTTCCGTCAAGAAAAGTATGGTGATTGGTCAGCCCCAATGGCCCGGATTGCGAAGTTCCTAGGCTGGTTCAAAATTTAAAAAAAAAGTCAATAAAAAACCCACCGAAGTGGGTTTTTATATCTAAGTTTAGATAAGATTGATTCTTAACTGAACGATAGGTTCGAAACTGCGATTTCTCCCACATAATCGCCCGCATTGCCGAATGAACTGGCAGTGTTGGTCAATTCAATGAAACCATAACGTGTCATGAAACTCACAACTGGTTCAAAGGTTGTTGGATCCAACACAACACCACTTGACATCAAAGGAATGTATGGGCAGTAGAATGCTGGAGCGTCTGCTTCTGAAGAACCCTTGTAACCAACCAACACAGGAGTTGTGTCACTTGCATAAGAGTCAACGAACACACGCATTGCGCCGTTCAATGTACCAACAAACTTGGTGTTTGTAGGTGCTTCGAATGTGCCTTCTGTAGTACGTGCGAAGGCGGAAGTTGTTGCAGATTGCAACACTGTCAAACTTGCAGAACTAACAACAGCGTAGTTACCAGCGCCACGACGTGTACGTTGTGCGATCAAGTTAGCAACACGATTGATCAAAACAGCCAAAGCGGCGTGTTCGTCACCAACGAATGTAGCAGTACCTGAAACAGTTGCTTGGTTGTATGTGTACTCAGTTGAGGCCAAACTGCGGAGACTCAAAAGAATCTCTTGGTCAATTTCAGCAGTGATCTCTTGAGCCAAAGCAGCCATGATTTCGGCTTCTACGTCGATGCCATGCATTGCTTGTGCGTCTTGAGCGGCTTCAAAAGTCCAACGTGCTTGCAACTTGCGAGTCTTGGCTTCAACAGCCTGCTTCAAGATTTGCACGGAAATTTGACGACCACCAGAACCTTCTAACACTGATGTATTAGCACCAGAGTAGATGTTTTGTGTTGGGTCAACAGTACCAGCAGTAACGCTAGATGCTGAAGAGTATGCCTGAGCAATAGTGAATGGGCTCAATGCTTCTTGACCAGCGGCAACACTAGTTTGTGCTGGGCTGTTGTCAGTCATGCTGTTGGCATAACGCACACGCAAAGTGTGGATCTGACCAACTGGGCCTGTCATTGGCTGAACGCCAACCAACTCGTTAGCAATAACTGTTGGCATCACACGACGGATCACTGGCAAAATCACGCGGTTCAATGTGGCAATGTTACCAGAGCCTGTTGATCCACCACTTGCGTTTTCCTTCAAGTACTTGCGAGTGTTTTCGAGGATAACACTCATGCTGTTGCGCTTGGAACCGTTCAAACCTTCAAGCAATGCTTCTTTGGTTTCGCCCCAGCGGCTTTCTAATAATTGTTCTGACATTTCTGTCTCCTTTTTCTTTGTTTAGAGGCCTGCCAGGCGCTTGATAGCAATAACGTTGCTGTTGTCATCAGCGTTATCTTCTACGTGGCTTCGGGCAGTTTTATCACCAGTCACTTCCGACACATTTTCAACAATCACTTTACGGCTACTTGTTGATTTGCCTTCGGATAACACGGCTGGTAGATACTTTTCAAATGCGGCATTCAGACGGGCTGTTTGTACGCTTTCGAGTAAATTACGCATTGTTTCACGCTTCTCTTCGTTGAGAGGTGCGAGCAAATCGTCCAGAGTGTTTTGACGCACATTGGATTCTTTGATAATACGTATTTCACGTTCTTTGGACTCAACCAGAGTTTTTGCTCTCTGTGTGAGTCGGATGGCTTCACTCAATTGATGATCTTTGTTGGCAATCATATCGTGCAGTTTACGAACTTCGGCTTTCTCATTGAGATGAGTAGCACCAAATTCGGCTGCGTATGCTTCAAAGATACGACGACCAAAATTGTTCTCGCGAGCAACTTGGATGTCTTCATGTAATTGTGTGAGTTCAGCCTTTAGGTGACGGCTAACAGCCTGGCTCATCTTCTCGGCACTTTCCTTAACGAAACGTGATTTGAGACCTTCCAGTTGGCTACGTGCTTCACGGACTAAACGAACCTTGGTTTCCACCACGTCACGTTTGTCTGTTGCAAATTCTTGAATTTCACGGGCCAATGCATGTACCACAAAGTTTTCTAGTTTACCCAGGCCCTCTGTGTGCATCTTACGATCTCTGCGCAATTCGCTAATTTCTTCTGCCAATTTTGTGACCATGAAGTTGTTGAACTTAGTTGCATCTTCTTTGATCTTGACTTGGAACTTAACGCGGTCTTCTGCCAGCGCCTGCTTTTCAGCAGCCACGGCTTGAACTTCTGCGGCAAGACCTTCTGTTACCATTTTGTCTAAGGCTTCCACCATTACTGATTTGTCATGCTCATAGCGTTGCGCAAATTCCTCGCGGAGTTCTGCGCGAACCTGTTCACGTGCTTCAGTTAACTTGGCATCCCAAGCCTCACTGATAGCACTGCGAGTTTCCTCGTTGATCAGTTCACTATCAAGCAATGGTTTAATAGCATCTAGCATGCTTTTACTCCTTATATTTTGAGATCTTTGATCAAACGAGTTACCTCGTTCTGCAAATATCTCTGTACCTTGCTGTCCTTGCCGGCATCTCTCGCCACTTCCATGACTCTATGTCCGTACTTCATGTTGAGAAGTCCTTCATAGATGGCCTTGGGATAAGCATGTGGGGCGCTGGGTTGAGCAACAACATCGACAGTGACAATTTCAAAGTCACTGACATGTCCGTTGCCGTCGTTCACGTTACCGGAACCACGGCTCGAAACTCCGAGTTTGACACCTGAGTCCAACATGGTCTTGACCAGTTGTCCCATGGGTGTTGGAATAATTCTCAACTTGCCATAACCGCAGTGACCATCCATCCACATTTTGTCAATGGTATGGCTCACGCGATCCAAGTTGATTTTGAGATCTTCTGGGTGATCGACTTCGCCCATCACGCTGTAGCCTTCAACAACTTGCTTGTTGATAGTGTCCACAGCCTTGGCAATTTCATGCACAGGATACACACGTTCGTTGGCGTTCTTTACTCCGCCTTCGATACAGATACCCTCCATGTACAAGTTCTTGCCGTTGAATGGGCCTTTGCCGTCAGGAGCATCTTCGACCAAGACGCGAATCTTGGCCTGATTGAAGTTCAAATGCTCTTGTAGATATCTCATGACAGATTAGGCCTTTGGAAACGGTGTACGTGTGTTTACACCTGCGGCTTGTGATGTCACTGGTTTTGGTGCTGCCTTGGGATCTTGTGTGCCTTGAGCAGGTGAGTTACCTACTTTGCCAATCAAGTCCTTGGTAGTTGGAGCAGGACGACCTTGTGCTGTATCGCCAGTCATTTTGACTGGTTGTGCCATTGCGCCACGTGCGCCAGAATTGGCAGCGATAGTAGACTTAGAGTTGGTACCAGGTGCTTCCTGTGTGGTAACTTTAGGGTGTACTTGCTTGAGGTTGATGGCTTCTTCCATTGGCATCATGCCTTCAGTTTCATACTCATCGTTTTGAACTTCAATGTCAGTCATGTCGGGTGTGTCGCCCATGTCACTGCCAGCATCACCGCCGTCCATCATGGCTTCAAATTCTGCCATGAGTTCGTCTAATTTGTCTTCCAGGTCAACCACGCGATTTTCAAGTTCGCCGTCATCATGCATATCTTCAATGTCGTGAGTCATTTCATGGCCGGCTTTTTCAGCCTTGTCGTCGAACTCAACATCGCTGTCGTCTTCGCTCATGCCTTGTTCTTCCATTTCCACATCGTCAATCATGTCCTGGGCTTGGCTTCCACCAAGGCCTTCACTCATGTCTGTGTCAACTTCGGTGGGTTCTTCACCCATGGCATTGTCTTCTTCAAGATCGTCTTTTTCTTCTTCATCCATGAGGTCTTCATAGATTGCACGGCTCTTTTCCACAACGATTTGGTGGAAAAGTTCTTTTGCTTTGGCTTCTTCATCATTGATCACATATTCGATCAATTGTTCAAAACGGTTTTTGCTCATTACTGGCTCCTATAGGGTATGTTGGGTAGTTCTGCCCTCATGGCAGATCTATACCTATATTTACTTATAAGGCAAAAACTTAGCGGTTTATGGTGGATTTTTTGTCAGAAATGACAGTTTTTTTACAGAGCAGGCTGTGCTGGCGGTGCATACTGTTTGCGGATCAGTTTGAGTTTTTCCGCATACTCATAGGTTCGAGTATCCTGCATTCTGCGCAGTTTGTTCAACTGCTTGAGAGTAAGTTTGGTTTTACGCAATTGACCCAGATGAGGCTGTGTGTTGTCGGCTGCAACATCTTGGTAGCCTGCTGGCGAACGGTCGTAAATTTCATTCAGGAT